GCAGGGCTTTCTTATAAAAGATGCCATTAGAACCGCTGGCTATTACGACACTGCATTCTATAAGATGCTGAATGATGAACAAGCTGCTCAGTTACAATCGGCTAAACGTAGATATAACGACAATAAACATTAACATGAAAAAGACAGTAAATGAAAATGTGCAAAGGTTGCTATCAATTAAAGAAATGCAACACCTATTTAACGAGAGTGATTTTAAATATTACTTTAATAAAATAACAAAAAACAAAGGCAATTATAACCTATCAATTATAAGTTACTCAATTGCGGAACTATTTATATTTAATCAAATTAACAACTAAAAACAAATAAAAAAATGGAAACAAAAAACAACTCAGGAGCAATCTTCAAAAACAACAAAACAAAAGAAACGCAACCAGATTATCGTGGTAAGGTAAAAGTAAACGACAAAGAGATGGAAGTATCTTTATGGTTTAAAGTAAGTGAAAGCGGCACAAAGTATTTCAGCGCATCCTTTCAGGAGCCATTTGTTAAGCCTACTATTACCGAGCCAAATGTTAAAATAAATAATATTAGTGAAAATGATTTTCCATTCTAAATAATTAATTATACATTTGTAAACGCTAAGTTTAAATTGAGGGATTTAAACATCTAATTAGCTAACTATTTAAAACAGCCTTTTAGCTTCCCTCAGCTATTAGGCTTTTTTTTTAAACAAAATGAAAAATCTAGAAAAATTTACAAAAGAAATGATTGACGGCTTTATTGCAGGAACGCAAGCAAGCTACGAACGTGGGGACACAATTGATCCACGTAAAGAATTAACCTTTATTGTAACCGACAGCGGCAATAAATTTCACATCAAGGCAATTTGGATTAAAGGAATTACATCCTATCCACTTGTCAATCCTATGACCGATAAAGACGATGTGCATCACTTTAACGATTACTATTTTTCAATTAGCAGAACCGATACAATTGTAAAAGCTAGTGATGAAATACATGAGGCCTTAGATTACATTAATTTAAACCAATATTTAAACTATTAATTATGAAAGAACTAGTAAACATACAAAACGAATTAAAAGTACCTAAAACAAATGTAAATGCTTTTGGTAAATATAAGTATAGAAGTGCTGAAGATATATTAGAAGCTGTTAAACCTATTTTATTAAAGTATAACGCTACTTTAACCCTTAGTGATGAAATATTAGCAATAGGTAGCAAAGTATTCTTAAAAGCAACCGCAAAGCTAAATGAAACTATTTGTTATGGTTATGCTGAACTTGCTGAACATAAAGGAATGAGTGCCGAACAAAGTACAGGCTGTGCAAGCTCATACTCTCGTAAATATGCTTTAAATGGTTTATTCTTAATTGATGAAACTGAAAGCGATGCAGATAGCCAAAAGCCTACTGAAAAACCAAACCTAAACGAACAAGTTGAAATAGCAAAAGCTAAAATAATAACCGCTACTTCACTAATTGATTTGGGTAATAAATACAAAGCATTGACACCAATTGAGCAACGCTTTCAGGATGTAATTGAATTAGCAAATAAACTTAAAACAACTTTGAAATAATGGAAGATATAATAAAGAAAATCGAGCAATACCAGGCAGAGCATAAAGTAAGATACAATGCTGCAATGGCTAAACCATTTGATGAAATAGTCTTTGAACTTGCTGGAGTTATAGGTGCTTACCAATCACAATTAGAAATGATTAAAATAGAACTACAATGGCAAATAAAGAAACAATAACCGAAAAAGAGTTGTTGGAATTGGCTAACCGATACATACAACTAGAGCAGGAACACGAGGAATATGTTAAAGCTGCATACCAAATTATCACTAAATTACAAATAGAAATTAACGAACTAAAAACTAAATACAATGAACCAATATAAAGACGGAGATAAAATAAGGATATGGCTTGAAGATTCAGTAGAGCCAAATGGTGGTAGCTGGTGCTATGGCAAAATTGAAGAGATAAAAATAGTTTACAAAATATTTGTTCAAGATGGCTTTCCATTAGATCCCGAAAATACAATAGATACATTTAATAATTATAAAATAGAAAAACTATGAACCAATCAATCTACAAAATCCAAAACGAATTTCAGTTAATTATTGCAGAAGTAATAAACAACGAAGGTGAGATCACTCCCGAATTAGAAACAGCTTTAACCATTAATAAAGAGCAGTTACAAAGCAAAGCAGTTGATTATTGCTACGTTATAAAACAGCTTGACTATGACTGCGAGCAAATAGACAACGAGATTGCCAGACTAAACAAGTTAAAGAAAGTACGATCTAATTTAACGGACCGATTAAAAAATACAGTATCTTCGGCAATGCAATTATATGATGTTGAGAAAATTGAAACACCACTAATTAAACTATCATTTAGGAATAGTGAAAGTGTTGAAATTACGAATGAGCAACAACTTGACGCTTGCTTTATAGTTACAAAGACGGTTACTTCACCCGATAAAAAAGCTATTAAGGATGCTATTAAAAGCGGGCAGTTAGTTTGTGGTGCTACGATTAGTTATAATAAAAATTTACAAATACGTTAGTTATGGAATATAGTTTTTTAACAACCGCAATTGAAAATTTAAACTTAAATGGAGTTTATTATACACCTAAAATAATTAAAAATAAAATACAAATGGAAAAAATAAAATCAATTATTGCGAACCCACCATTTAAAACTAAAAAAGTAAAAAAATCAGTTGTTTATGTAGAATTTTTAGACTGCAAAAATAAACACATACAAACACGAAAGGACTTTGAAACATACGAAAATGCGTGGAAGTTTGTATGTAGGACATTTGATAACCCAAGTAAAGATTTTATTAAATATTACTAAAAAATAAACAATATGAAACTATTTACTCAAAATAAAGATTTAAAAAAAACTGGGGTTTACGGCTGGACTTTGCCCGCTCACTGGGTTAAATTAACCGATGGAACTAAATTTAATACTTGTCCAAATGCTGGAGTTTGCGCTGCTTTTTGTTATGCTAAAAATGGTACTTTTATGTTTAGTAATGTAAGAAAGGCACACACCGAAAAATTAGAAATGGTTTTAAATAATCGTGAAAAATGGATTGAATTAATTAATGAGGAATTAAAAAATAAAAAATATATTAATAAATTCATTCGCATACACGATGCTGGGGATTTCTTTAGTGAACAATATGCTTTAGACTGGATAAATTTTGCAAAGGAAAATCAACAATGTATTTTTTATACTTATACAAAGGAGGTTTCTCTTTTTAAAAAATTACAAAGATACCAAAACTTAATTCCAACTAACTTTATTACTATTTTTTCATTTGGAGGCAAAGAAGATAATTTGATAAATAAAGAAATTGATAGGCACTCGGACGTATTCCCCGACCATGCCGCAATGATTGAGGCTGGTTATAATGACATAGCAGATGATGACTCACAAGCTGCAATAAATACAAATTTTAAAGTAGGTTTATATAGAAATAATATAAAACATTTTATAAAAAAAATGGGAGATAAAAAATTCAGTGAATGGCAAAACGGAGATAAACCAATTAAAAAACAAACTAAACTATTTTAACATGACAAACAAAGACAAAACACCAAGCGAAATAATACAGGAATTAGATTTTGACATCTACAATTTAGAAAACTTTATTGAAAATTTACATTCTCAAATATTAGTTAAAAAATTAAAGTTAGAGCAATTAAAGAATAGAAAAAAATCAATATTAAATTATTTAAACGAAAATGAGTAGAATATTTTATTACATTTGGATAGCAATGTGGGTGGCTTTAGGGCTGCCCATAGTTGCAGTAATTATTTCAGGCATTTATATTCAAAGTAAATGGCATAAATTAACTTGTAAAATGTGTAAAAAATGACCGCTATTTTAGAATTTGACCTTGATAACCCAGATGATAAAATGGCACACCTTAGATGCGTTACATCCTTAGAAATGGCTTTAGTTATATTTGAATGCTTACATAACAAAGCAGATATAAACGAGATGTGCGAAAAATATAATATTAATATTGATAACCTAATACAATGACAAACGAAGAGAAACAAATAATCAAAGAACTGGCATACAAAATAGTACTGCCTACAATTATAATAGCATTAGTTTGCCTAGCATTAATGGTAACTTGTAAAGGTAAAAAGCAACCGCCTAAAGTACCGCCTAGCGTGTTTGATTATAGTATTGATAGCATTAAAACAACTATCAACAAGGATAGTTTGATAATTGATAGTTTAATGAAATTGCGCCCAAAGGTTATTGTAAAGTATAAAACTAAATACGATACAATCTATAAACAAGCCCCTGATACTTGCAAAATGTATTTAGAGCAATTAAACGCTGAATGCTTAAAATTAGATAGCTTCAATATGGGCATTATAACAAGGCAAGAAACGCAATTAATAAGTTATAGTGAACTTGTTGGAACTATGTCTGAGCAGTCAAATATGTACGTTTTAAGGCATACTAAAGATAGTTTATTAATTACTAAGTTAGATAAGAAATTAAAACGAACTCGCAAGGTAGGCATTGCAGCTTTTGGTTTGGGTTTTGTTGGAGGGTTGTTGATTAGATGAATGTAGTTAGCTTGTTCAACGGAATGAACACAGGCCGTCAAGCCTTAGAGAATATCGGTATAAAAGTTGATAAATATTATTCAAGCGAAATAAAACCATACGCTATTGAATTAACACAATATCACTTTCCTGATACTATTCAAGTTGGTGATGTAACCAAATGGCGAGATTGGGATATTGATTGGCAAAGTATTGATTTAGTTTTAAGCGGATCACCTTGTCAAGATTTATCTGCAGCTGGTAAACGTGCAGGAATAAATGGTAGTAAAAGCAGTTTATTTTTTGTGTTTGTTGACATACTTAATCATATTAAATCACTCAATCCAAATGTATTATTTCTGCAAGAGAATGTAGGTAGTGCTTCAAAGTTGGATGTTGGAATTATGAGCCGAGCGTTGGGAGTTTACCCTTGTCGTATTAATAGCAGTTTACTAACCGCCCAATTAAGAGATAGATACTATTGGAGTAACATACAAACTAAAGAAACTATGTTTGATTTGGTTACTGATATTCCACAACCAATTGATAAGGGTATAATGTTTAAAGATATTATTACAAGTGGTGATGTTAATAGAGAAAAAAGTAAATGTCTTTTGTCAGGGTTGTATAATTCATTTTGTTATAAAAATGAAAAATCAAAAGAGGCTCAACATTATTTGATTAATAGAGAAAAATTTGGAACTTTATTGATTTACGAAGAAAACAATGAATTAAGATGCAAAACAAACACCGCAAAAGGTTATGACATAGTAACTGAAAATGATTGTTTAGATTTATCATTCCCTACTTCAACAACTCGCAGAGCAAGAGTTACTAAAGGTAAAAGTCCATGTATAATGGAATCAAATAATAACCTTTATTCATACAAAGATGGAATTGTTAGAACAGTAAACCAAATTGAAATGGAACGCTTACAAGGTTTCCCTGATGGATATACTTCAATACTATCTAAAGCTAAAGCTGGCAGTTTACTTGGTGATGGTTGGACTTTGCCAATAATAGAACACATCTTTAGTTTCATAAAAAAAAGGTAGGACATGAAACCTACCTAATTTATACAAACAATATGCAAATATAATAAAATTATGACACCAAAAGAAAAAGCACACGATTTAATATGTAATTTTTACTTTGCATTACCAAATAATGGATTGTCAGATTCAGGTATTAACTCAACAAGCAAAAGATGGAAGGAAGCTAAACAATGTGCTATTATAGCAGTTGATGAAATATTGGAATTAACAGGCGGACACATTAATCAGTTTTATCAAAATGTTAAAACCGAATTAACTAATTTTTAGATTTCAAACCGCTGTAAGTAGTCATGCCAAATAAGGCAGCTACAAAACCATAATCAATAATTAACACTTCACCCAACATACTTAAGTCACCCATACTAAGCCATTTAACGTGTGCAGCTACTATACACGCAATAATTGTAAAGGCTGTTAATTTGCGTGAACTAAAGCCAGCGTTGCCCATTTTAAAGCTATCTAATATATCTTTCATTTTACTATTGTTATGAATATTCTTTGCCCTTGCTTTTTAGCTGATTCAATCTTAGCGTAAAGTTTATTAGTGGCAATAGTGCTTTCAGTAATTCGGTTGCTTAATTTGCGAGTTCCGCAGAGCAAACAGCCCAAACTGTCCAATTCGGAATTTCCGCTGTGGATGCGAATTCCGCTCCAACCGATTACGTTTAATAATATAGGCATCATTTTTTTAAAGCGTGCCGACATAGTCCAATCAATCTCATAACGTCCATAAGGGATAGCAGTTTTACCGTAAACTTTAACTTTCAATATTTGCTCCAAAGTTAGCGTGTTATTTATGCCTCTATCTTTATCTTCCAATATGTAGCACTCAAATTTACCATCAATAGTTAAAGTTCCTATTGTTGAAATGTCCGTAAAGATTTCACGTTTTAATTGTAATTCCATATCTTTAAATAAATAGTTAAATCTACGCTCAGTCATTAAAATGTATGATCAATAATTTTAGTTTCATTCGGTAAAATTGCTTGCTTAGGCTCATAAACAAAATTAGTTTTTTTGCTTTTTTCATCGCAACAATCTTGTTTAATTTCCTCAATTTGATATTGCAAATGTTCTATTTCGTAATGTTTTTCGGTGTATAATTCTCTTATATCACTTTTGATTAAAAAATAGTTAGCCATTAAGCCACCAACAAAAGTGAACAATTTAATCTTATTTTCTAAACTACCTAATTCTTTCATAGCTATAAAGGTGGATTTGGTTTAGGTTCGTAAATAATTAATGGTAAATCTTTAACCCAAATAAATTCGTCATTTACACAATTAGCCATTTCTTCAACGCTAATTATCCAATTTTCGTTTAAATCTTGAATCGGGTTGAAATAGCAGTCAGGCGCATACCATTGCACTAATAAATCATTTTTTTGTTGGTCAGTCAATAGACCTACATATAAGTCATATTGCGCTTGTTTTAAATCTTTTAAAGTTATCATTATACTTGTCTACCTAAAGTTGTTTGAAATGTTTGTACTGCTGTTCTAAATGCTAACGCTTCAGCATCGGTTAATCCATCACCTATTGATGCAAATGCGCATTGTTTAGCTGTATAATTAATTGGTGAATTTGATGAATTTTGACAACCTAAATAAAAATTAAGATTTGGTAATAAACTGCCAGTTAAAGCAGATGTTAATACTTGAGTTCCATTTTTAAAAATCTTTTGAACATTTATTGCAGTTCTACTCGCAACATAAAAACCTAATGAATTTGGAGATGCTACTTGCGTAGGACCGCCAGTTTCACCCCATCTCATATAAAGATTTCCCGAATATCTTAAACCCAAATCAGTATAAATAACACCTGTTATTGCGCCCATTTCTCTTTCACTTGCACCAGTTGAATCAGTCCTTGAGTAATAACTCATGTGTCCACTTGTTCCTATTGAATAAGCAACAGATGGATTTAAAAAAGTATTAGCATAAGCATTGGTTCCATTTGGCTGATACCCATTTGCGCTAAACGTACCGCCACCACTGAATACTAATCTATACGATCCATTGGAATCGATGGGACTCTTCAAATTCCATTTATGAGTAAATGCGCTTGTCCCTCCGACAAAAGGATAGATAGCTTTCATTTTAGTCCAAATATTAGCACTTTTTAAATTAACTACTAAGGTATTGATTGCAGTCGCTTCCGTGCCACTTATTCCACTTGCAGTTATAAACGCTTGAGCATCGGCATCTGTTGGTACAGTGCCATTCCTACGCTTAATGCTAAACGGACTTATTGCTTTGCCTATTATCATTTTAATAAAGTATTACTGATCCACTTGTTAAAGTAATTGCGCTAATTTTAACACCGTAAGGTGCTACGTGTAATTCACCAGCTAATAAACTAACCGCACTAATTCCTAATGTTGTCAATAGATTGCTAGTTGCACCAGTTGTTAAATCAGTGCCTGTTAATGTTGCTATAACAGTTGCTTCACGAATATAAATTTGTGAAAAGTTAATTGCAGTAACCGCTCCTGTTCCTGTAACTGTTCTTGAACCATTTAAACCGCCAATTCGGTTAATCATTGTATCGTTTATTTCTTGTGCCATTTTGTTATTTATTTATATTAATTAATTATTTCTTTTGTCCATTCAGGTCTTTGTAATATTTCTAAAATTTCATCGTAAGTATATGGTCCACTTTTAGTCTTTAAATTTTCTACTGATTTTGGTATTTCAATTGAATCCCATTTTACAAAAGTTTTAGTTCCATCAATAGACTTTCTAACTGTTTCAATTGATGTTTCCATTACTTCAGTAAAATCAATACTTGTAAGTTCAGTACAATCAAATATCATAAATTTCTTTGCTATCATAATCCAAATCTATTTTTTAAAGCATTATAGTTCTGAAGAACCTCTTGAACCGATAGTGCTTTATTGTAATAACAAACACCCGATACTCTTATATTTGAAAAATAACTATTTGTTCCTTGCGAACCAATAGTTCTAAATAAGGACGGTAAGCTTGATGTACCCGTCATAATCCCAATGTTAACACCATTTATATACACAGTAACAGTATTTCCATTTCTTGTGTGTACTATATTGTACCATGTATTTGCATTTAGTCCAGCGTTGTACTGTAAGGTACGAAAAACATCACCAGTACCAACATAAAAGTTTTTTGTTGGGAAATCATAATATAAATTGTACCTGTTAGGTAAGTTTGCGCCCAAAACAACAAACGCCTCGCTAGAATTAGCCGCCCTAACATAATTAACCCACACACCCCAAGAACACACCGTTCCTAAATCTAATGAAGAATGTATAACATAATCATTAGTACCATCAAAAACAATACTTCCACCATTAGCACTATTAAAAGTTGGTCCATTTGTTAAAGTTCCGTTATTAGAATTACCACTAATATCAAACCAATTAACACCAGTACCTGGATAGGAACTTGGATTACCAGCATCTAAATTTAAAACCAAATTAGTTGTTACTATACTTGGAACTTTAGTCATCATTGATATAATAGTACTATAATTCATTTTATGATTGTTGTGCTACTCCTATGCAATCCCACTTTGTATCTGTTGCGTTATAAATAAATCCTAAATAAACTATTTTACTAATAACAGTTGTTGTTGGCAAAGTAACACCTATTGCACGATATTCCGTTCCATAAGCTATTGTGCGAGCAGTACCATTATCTTTAATTCTAATAATTAATGACTTGCCGTCTATAGATATACCTGTTGGATTTGCTAAAGTTAAACCAACCGCTTGCGCTGTAATAACGACTTCGTCATTTGTTGTAGTTGGTGTTACAGTTGCGGCACTTGTTACACTTTGAACATTTGGTGTAGTTGTTGGAGTTACTGTTAAAGGTAAAGGAACTAAAGAACGTACTGGAGTAGAACCTCCAAATTGAAAATCATAAGTTGGGGCAGAACCACCTACTATTCTACTACCGTAAAACTTTAAAACAATTCTATCAGTTGATAAAAATGTTCCATCATTCCATAATGCAGTTGCTGAAAATTGAGCATAAACACCATTAAAAACAGGAGGAGTATTTCCAGAAGTAGTAATTAAAGTTTCAGTTCCTGCACTATCTCTTTTATAAACTTCAAAATAAAATTCAGCATCTCCTGTTCCAGATGTCCTTCTAATATTTCCAATTGTAGAAATATTAATAACACCAGGATTACCAACTATTACATTTGTTGAGGTAATTAAACTTGAAATAAATTGATTAGTAGTTGTTATTGAGCCTGTGCTTACATCTACTGCAACTGTGTTATAACTTGGGTCTGTTATGCTACTTACTAATTTAACATAAGTAGGAATGTCACTTGCAGCCGTTGTAGCATATAAAATAAGATTAGAAGGCAAATCATTTAAAGAAATAAATTTATTACCGTCATCACCGTCATTTATTAAGTCAGAAGTCTTTGTTATTGAACTGCCAGCACCTAAAAAAGCTAAAGCACTAAGTTGAGTAGTTCCGTCACCAATTTTATAAGTGCCTGTTTGTTGCAGGTAAACCATTTGACCTGCTAACAATACCAAAGTAGCGTTGTTTGTAAACCATGCGCTATCTTTATAACCTAATCTTATATCTACATTTGCCATCTAAACTATTGGATCTATTATTGTTGCAGTATTGCTGTTTATTGTATCTATAATTTGTTGTAATACCTCAACGGTATAAGTACCCGAAGTGGTAAATGTTTGTAAAGTATTGCCCGACTGGTCTTGTATCAATACTTGAAAATTACCAACTATTTGATTAATCGTGCCACCTACATAAATATAATTATTGTCTAAAATATTACCGCTGTTAATTGGTAAAACACAACTATCATTCCCGATAGCAGAACTTATTGTTAAGTCAAAAAAGTGACCGCTAACATCGTCATCATTACGCTCGGTAAAATCAGTTAAAGAAATATTAGCATCAAATTTAAAAGCACCTAAATAACCGCTATTACGCACTTGTCTTAAATAGTTTGGTACATCATAACATAAACGTTCAACGTCACTTAGTATTTGGTTTACGTTGCTTATATCCTTATTTACTAAATCACTAATCACTATCATATACTTGCGACTAACAACACCCTCTGCAATACTACTGCCTTGCAATATTACATTCATAAAAGGATAAATGATTTCTACGTTTGTGTCCGCTTCACTTTCATCTCCAAAGTAAAATGAGTTTATGCCTTTGTGCTTTAACGCAAAGTTTTTAAATAATTCTATATCTTGATTTAATGTTAGCATTTATTCTTCGTGTCTTCTCCAATAATTAAAACGATTAAACTCTTCATTACCAAAATCTAAGTCACCACGCATTGCCACACCATTCGTATAATTTCTAACAGTTGGATTCATGCCAGTGTTACTTGTCTCTAAATATTTAGGAAAGGTAGTTGTATTTTCAATTAAGTAATCAGTTACTAATTGAGCGTATCTTTCTGCATGAATGCGCCATTTATCCATTAAGAATTTAACGTCACTAATATCTGCAGAACTTGAACTATCCGAACTTTTTACTTGAATACCTTTATTTTGGTAAGCAAATTTAAAGTCTGGTGATGCCTCCATTTTTACATACCAACATAATGCTTTAGCAATATAATCGTTTATAAGTGCTTTCTCATTCGGGTAGCTTGATAAAGTTGGGTTGGCAGTTATTTTAGTTTTTAAATCGTTATATAAAATAGTGCCTAGTATTTTTTGAATGTAAATATCTTGCACCATAATAATAGTGCTTTCCAATTTTTTCCAATCCACGTTGCCATCGACACCCGCCAATTTTTTAAAATAATCTTCCTGTATAAATAATACGTCAGCCATTGTTTATTTTTTCTTATCTTTTTTTCTTAAGCGAGTTTCAGCATACCACGAATGATTACAAGTGCTATCTATAAAACTACCTTTGTTAGTAAATCCTCCACGATAATCCCAAGCTGAATCTCCAAAGTCATTACTCCAATTATCAATAGTTTCAAAATCCCAACCCATCTTTTTATTTTTTTGTTTACCTATTACTTTTTTACAAAAGTCGTGCGAAGTGCTTAATAAATTTTCACTTATTCTATTTGGGTTTGATGAATAACTTACACCTTCATTTAAATCGTAAGTATAAAGCGTGTAAATTTCATCACTTTCAATTACATCAGTTTTTTTTTCTAATGCCTTTGCAGTTGGTTTAAAACCACTAATCGAATCGGTTAATAATTCTTTATCAATTAATCTAGCTATTGACTGCTCAACTTTATAAAATTCACTTTGAGTAACACTAACTAATTCGTTAATAGACATACTAGGATTGCCTTTTAAGGCATTCAAAACAGCATTGTCTAATTCTTGTACACTTATTACTAAAGCATCGGCAAACTTCATTATTTGCCTTTCGTATTTTAATGCTTCATTTGAATTTCTAACTCGTTCTCTTTTTAATACAATATAAGTTGATGGATCTTCTATTATGCCTTTACTTTCTAAATGCATTAAGAATTTATCCTCACTTATTTCCTTTGACATTCTAACCTCAATACCTAATATTTTTTTAGCTTGCGTTTCGTCAATGCCATAAGCAGTTAATCTAGTTACTGCTAAATGCTCATTTATTTTACCTTTAGTGTAATCTCTTACAATTCGGTACATATCGGCATTATCCGCAGCACTTAAACCTGTTAAATTATCGTTTGTTATTGTTGCAGTAATAGGCAAAGGCTGTCCGTTTATATCGGTAGGGATAGCCACCAGTGGCTCATATCCTTTTAATTTTCTACGTTCGTCTTGCGTTAAATCTTGGTCGTTGCTTAAATCCGCACCAATTAAACTAATCGGCTCAAACATCATTTCTAAATATTCACCAGTCTTTAAGAATGATAAATAAGATATAAATTCTAATAAGTCAGCTTGTCTTGGCTCAATATAACCTTTTACAAAAAGTTCCTGTAAGATTAATAAATCGGGGCTACCACTTAAAAATGAATCATCAAATTTTATATTAAATAATTCGGGCGCCATTTCGTGACCTGCAAATATTTTTTTCATCGCACGCTTTGAAGTAAACGCAAATTTTTCTGCTAAATCATTTACCGATACATCAACTACTTCGGGTGCTTTGTCATCACGATCAGAATGCGTAATCATTAAACTTTCTCCATTCTCGCCTGTATAAGTGCCTTTAAATGCACGTTCAATAGAATGAATCATGTCATCTGTCGGCTGTCCGTTGTAGAAGTTTATTATCTTTCCCACAGAGAAACCCGAAGAGCAGTAATTCTTATTGAACGTACTTATATCAATATCCGTATTAATATCGTTTACTATACTTTGATATTGAGCAGTTGGATAAACGCTTTCTAGCTTACTCGCGCTTGCTGTGTAATATTTAAAGTCAATAAAGAATGTGCCAGCAGTTCCGTTGTTTTCAAATTTATAGATTGTTTTAATATCTTTGCTTTGAGTATTTCTATTCCAATTTTTACTGAAATACAATTTAGTTTCACACTCTGAAATTCTACAATTTGCAGAATTCAAAAAATAAAATTCAATCGGTTGACCTTGTAAATTTGTAATTACTTCTACATAAACACCATTAAATAATTCAGTGTTTGTAGTAAGTTTTTTACCGCATTGGTTTAAACTTTCTTTACGATTAAAATTGTCAACAAATGTTTGTACTTTAATTGTATCAACTTCATTAACCGCCTTAATTCCTTTGCCAAAAATATAACGGCTTTTACGATTAACAATGGCTCTATGTTCAGGATGCTCGTTAAATAAACGTACCAACTCTTGCGGATATAAATTATCCTTACCATACTTAACATAACCTTTTGTGTCTTCACTAAATACCAATTTAGGCATCGCCTTAAAGGTCATCATATGCTTATTGTCAATATACTGAAATTTAACCGCCATATACTATTGTGTTATTTTGATTGCCTGTGTAAACTGGGTATGTACTCATTTGAGAAACTACATTTAGTTTACCTTTATCTATTAAATTTAAAGCTAACAATGGATTTAAGTTTGTTGTACTTGCCTGCTCATAAACATTGTATTTATAAAAGCCGCTCAACTCTAAACTAAAAGTACCATTCAATAAATTTTCAGTTACATTTTCTATAAAATCAAATTCATTATATCTTAATTTATTCGCACTTATATCCGCTGCAATAAAACATTTTACTGCATTACTCATATCATTAGTAACCTCAAATAAATACTTGGCATTCGTTAAAGTAGTCTTTTCGCTAAGCGTTAAAATTACTTTGTTAGTTGTATTTTTATTAATTAATATCACTAATATAATATAGTATTTTTTTAAACTTTTACAAAAATAAAAAAAAGGTAACCGATTAGATTACCTTTTTATAAAATATTAATTAGTTATTTATTATACTAATAAAGCAGCTATGATAGCAGTATCAACTTTTACAGCAGGCACGTTTGAACGACCTTTGATAGTTAATGTACTTCCTTGAAAGTCACCCATTGCAGTACCTGATTCAAACGCTGAATCGATTGCAGTTGAACCGAAAGTACGTCCTAACATCCAATATTCGCCGTTATACATTTTAGCAATTAATACAACTTTGTTGCTTAATAAAGTATCTAATTCTTGTTGATCTAAAGTATTTAAACCATTCGTTTTAATAGTACAAGACCAGTCATAAGCCTTCGTACCATTTGCGTTAGTTCCCGCACCTGTGTAAGACCACATTGATTGCTCAGTTTCCTGAGCGTAAGTTTTCCATGCAAGTGTTTTAGTAATTGCAGTTACTACATTCGCTGTAAGCGTTGTAGTTAGTACGTTTGCAAAAGGAGTAACTAACCACGATTCCACACCAGCAGTTGTTAAGCAGTCTTTTAAAACGTAATTTTGAGTTAATGGACAAGGCATCTTTTTATAATTTTATAATGTTTAAAAATAAAGTGGTTACAATTTGCAACCACTTTTTTAATTTATTTATCCTACGTATAAAGTATTAAATCTTTGGTTAGTAACGTGAGCAAAGATTGTAAACACTACATCGTAAAAATAGTCTTTACGTGGTTGAGGAAACTTATCAATAACAACCATGTTTAAGTCTTCCATTAAATCCGTACACCATTTGATTGATGAAGGAACCGCCACTAGCATAGTGTTTTCAGCGATTGGCACGAATTTAATTTCTACACCTAAGTAGTAATATTTATCTGCAACCATGTCAACGCTAAATACATCTCTGTATGTCAAGTTTACGTTTGCAATATTGATTAATTGTTTGTGAGAACGTGGAGCGTAGATGTATGCTTTTTCATCCGAAGCAGATAAAGTTTCAGCAACGATACCAGCGTATAATAATTGGTATTGTGCAACGATTGTACCAGCAGTGATTGCAGCAGTACCTACTACTTTAATACGACCACCAACAGCAGCGTTATTATAAATTGCACGTGTAATAACTGAATCAAATAATGTAGTTGGCATTGCAGCTACTAAAGTTTTTTCAGCAGCACCAACAGATGTATTTGCGGTTCCAGCAGTTAAAGCAGCAACAGCTGTTTTAGTTGCAGAAGTAGCACCATTCCAAAATTTAGTTTCAGCGTCAGCAGAGATTGACTTTGCTACACCGTTTAAAACCATTTTAGCGAACTCGTCAGATACATCATTCCAAGCACCTGGCTTCATATCACGATTAAAACGTGAAGTACGTAAATCGTTTGGAGTGAATGCGTCTAAATACTCAACTTTAACAGGAGTAATTAATACATCATTAATTCCGATAGTTCCTGAAGCAGAAGGATTAACTGCCCAGTTTTGCATTACGACACTGTTCACATTTTCCGAAAATATGGTGCCTGCTTTAATGCCTGTTTCAAAAGATACTAAGCCCTCGCTAATTGTTTTGTTTTCAAAGATAATTTCAGAGATTACTGGATCTGCAGCTACTCCGTTTATCGTTACTAATTGTGAATAAGATATTGCCATTTTGTTTTTTGTTTTTTATTTGTTAATTTATAATTTATTATTTTTTATCCTACGAACTTATTTTGTTTTCTCAATTTGAATAATTCCAAAGGAGTTAGTTCGTTATAGTTTTTTTCTGTTTTAGTGTTTGCTTCTAAATTCAACGCTACTGAATTTTTATCCATTGCATCGATAGCAGATAAAGCAACCGATAAACCTTTTTTAGTTTCAGTTAATTCAGCTTCTAAAGTAGTTTGTTTACTAGAGTAAACTTTCTCTAATGCTTCTAAACGGCTTAAAATAGCTTTCATTTCGTCTTCTAATGGCTTAGCTTGACTTTCAATTTCTACTTCTGCTTCTTTAGGCATAATTTCAGTAATTAAACCAGCAACACAAGTAATCATAGTTCCGTCTGCTAATTCATAAGTACCCTCTGCAGGCATAGACATTCCGTCTGCACCAACAAACGATGCCATTGCACCAACTTCCATTTTATCAACTGAAAGCATAGTGCCATCAATTAACGCAACATCTTCTAATTTAACAACCTCAGTTTCTACTTTAGTTGCAGGCAATTCAATACCTAATTTTAATAATGCTGATTTTAAAGCATCTTTGGTTTCTTTTGATAACATATTTAATTTTATTTAAGTTTCGTTATAATAATATAGTATTTTTTTTAGTTTTTACAAAATATTTTTAATGATGGCTTCGATTTCATTTTGATCTAATTCAATCTCTTGTTCTAAGTCAAAGAAACCCTCTAAACTAACACCTTTAACTTCACCGCTTTTTACTCTTTTCCAAATGTCATCGTTATTAATTTTCATACTACAAAAGATAGTGCCATCGGGTAGGTCAAACGCTTCGGGCTGTTTAATACCACGACTAGCATCACTAATAAATACTTCAAATACAAATACACCTTTGCTTAAATCGGTTGTATCGTGGGTTAATTTCACTTTACGTTGGTTGCCATCTAGCATATACTTTTGTAATATTTGCATATTAGTTTCTTTTTTATACACTACATAAAATTCTTTGTCATCAACTTTACGATATATCGGTAAGTCTGCAACAATTACAGGTGCTGTGATTATACGCTGCTCTTCCTGTATTGCAAATTTAAACTCATAAGGTTTCTGCTCGCTAAACATAAGCCACGAAGTCATCATGGCAGGATCTAAGACCATTGCCAGATTTTGTATTCCTTGTTCTTTTAATTCTAAGCCACTTAAATCTTCGTTAATCGTAGCATAGTAAATTGGTAATTTATTTTCCATTTGTTTTTATTTATTAAAATGTTGATTGTTGTTCTAATACTGATACTCTATTTGTTTTATTTGCAATTTCATCAACTCCAACGGTTGCAGTAACGTTAATTGTTGGTTGCTTAAAATCTAAGTTTTTACCATTTTCGTCAAATGAAGTTGTTTGATTTGTATTGTTAGCAGAAGTTGCTATTGTTGGGGGTGCGGGTATTGAGGGCATAGGGGCAGAACCACCGCCGCCGCCAGCCGAAGCATTACCGCCCTCAAATTTAGTGGATGCTATCTTTGCAACCGAAGTCGCTGCTAATGCTATTTGAGTTCCAATTCTTAATGCAGTTGCAACCCCTAATGTAAAATCGGGAACTGTTGTTATTGCTAAAACACCTTGTATTCCATTCATTATAGCACCTGCGATTTGAAAAGCTTTATTTAATTCAAATTGTTTTTTTAATATAGCCTCCTCTTCCTTACTTCCTTTTTTTACATTTGCTAATTTATTTTTAAATGCAATATCAGTTACCGCTTGTATTGAATCTAATCCTTGTTTTGTAGCTTCAAAAATAGCATTCATTAATTCCATTTGAGCAGTATGTGCTTTAGCATCTGCCGCTATTTTATCCGCTGCTGCTTTATCATCTAATGCCTTTTTATCGGCTGCCGCTTTCTCATCCGCTGCTTTTTTGTCTGCCGCAGCTTTTTCATCGGCTGCTTTTTTTTCTGCTGCAATTCTATCTTCTTCTGCCTTTCTTTTAGCCGCTCCGTCTGCATTTATTTTAGCTAAGTTATTTTCAAATAAAATAGCTTGCGCTTCCTTCTCTTGCCTTTTTAATTCTTCACTTTCTTTGCCAGCTTCTATATCTTTAATTCTTCGCTCATTATCTAAAACTTCCTTTGCAAAAGCCCTTAATTCTTCATCTTTAATAGCTGCTATTTTTGCATCTTCAATAGCTTTAATTGCAGCTAAGTTTGCTGCTGTTATTTCTTTTAATGATTCATCGGATGTCTTTTCAGCATCTTCATCAATCTTTTTTATTGATAATTGAAAACCTGCTCTTTTTTCTTTTAAATCTTTTAATAATTGGATTTGAGCATCTAATTCTTTTTTTCTTTTCTCTTCATTTTCTTTTTCATCCCCTAAAGCAGCATCGGTTACTGTTGCTCTAAACGCATCACCAAGACCGAAGTTTTTACCAAGTGCTTTGCCAGCTAAATCAAGCGCACCTAAAGCTATTGACATCGGCGCAGTAATCATGGTAATCAAACCTTGTAAAATAGCTTTATTTCTTTTTTCAGCTTCTACCTGCCCGATTTGAGTTTGAATAGTGCTTAGTAAAGCAACTTCCGCTTTTTCATACTCAACGTCTAATTGTTTTACTTTTAGTTCTAATATTTCTCTTTCGCTAAGCCCTTGTAATTTTAAACTATTGGTTGATGCATCTAATGCTTTTGACCTCTCTTGTTCAACTGCTAAATTCTCAGCAGCGGCTGCATTAAGTTTTTTTTGCTCGCTACTAACCCCATCAATAGCACCTTTAATGTCATCCCAATAAGCAATGATAGTTCCTAACAATACAACCAAAGCACCGATACCAGTTGCAATCAAAGCACCCTTAACACCTTGTAAAGCTGTTTTTGCACCTTGCCCAAACATAACAAAACCCTGTTTGGCTTGCATTAAACCATCCTTAACTTTAGCGAAATCAAGTTCTAATAAACCATCTTTAACACTTGTTAAACCACCGCTTAACATTTGGAAGCCCTCCGCTGATTTTGTTGCAGCGCCGCCCTCTAATGACTGATTAACTTGCTCAATCTTTTTATTTAATAAAGCGGCTTCGTTTGCTAAATCTCTAAACTCCTTTGTGTTTTGTTTGCCTTGCCCTGCTAATAAAAACAATTCATCTTCTAATTTTTCAAACTGCTTTCTTAAGTCACCCGTTTCTTTAGCGGCTTCCTTTTGTGATTCAGCCATGTCTTCCATAGCTTGCGCTGCTTGCTTTTCGGTTTGAGTAACCTCTTTTAATTTATCATTAAGTTTCTCAATATTTTCAATAGCGTTTTTATATTGGTCGCTACCTAAATCGGCATTTTCAGCTTCATCTTGCAAAGACTTAATTGCACTTTTTAAATCCTTAACCGATTTAATGCTTTGCTCAACTCCGTCAATTTCTAATTTAAACGCTATGTCTTTATTTTCTGCCATTTTCTATTGCCTTAATTAAATCGTTATTACCGCTCGCGGCTATATTTAAACTTAAATGAATACAAGCTATTCCATCAATGATTAGTTGACTGGGCTTGTCATTCATAAGTGATTCTAAGTATTCTATTTTATCTATCATGGTTAATTGTAAACTCTAATTTCTATTGATGTTCTATTTAATACGCTATCTATTGCAGCACCTGTTGAAGTTGTAAATGTTTCAATACTAATCGCATCAATATTTTTCCTTTGTATTAAAATCGTTTTAAGTGATTCCATTTGATTGCTTAATGTAATTACTTTCCTATCAGTAAAAGCATCCGTTAAAGTGCCTCTATAATCGCCAGTTGCTAATCTAGTCCAAACAATATCCCCGATTGTATTCTCTAAAATAAAGACAGTTGGTGCGCCTGTTCCTACTTGCGTAATCAATGCCACATAACTTTTATAATTCAATAACAAGCCAGTGCTATTTTCATCGGCTGTAATATTACTACCAAATACAATTAAGTTTTCGCAGCTTGCTGGAATTACAATGTTATTACCTACCGCTAAACAATTAG